GATCAGATTACAATGGAAACTGCTCTTGAATTAGGATGGGATATTTAATATGCAAGAACTAATTAATTTGGATGATGAAGAATCATCAAAGATGACAATGACTCAGATGATTTTCAATTCAAAGTCACCTTACGATAACCCGTATCAGGGAAGTGATACAAGAGTATTGTTTGTATGCTCTGCGGGTATTCTTCGTTCAGCAACTGCTGCGCGTATCTACGCGAAGAAGTACAATACTCGTGCTGCTGGATCAGCTTCTTATGCTTTGATCCCTGTGAGTCATGAACTACTTCTGTGGGCTGACGAGGTTGTTTTTGTGAATCATGAAAACTATCTTGCTACAAAGATCAAGTTTGATCTTGACGAAATTAAAGAACGAGGTACAATTGTGACTGTTCTGGATATCCCAGATGATTATGAACACATGCACCCAAAATTGATTAAGCATTTTGAGAAGCAGTACAAGTCGTTGGAGGAATAATATGGCAGGCATTGAAAAGATCTGTGAGTTCTCTGGGGATTACCCAGGCTCAAAAATGTATAAGTATAAGCGCAATCATATTCAAATCTGTCCTAAGTACCGTAAGTTATTTCGAGGAGCTGATTTTAAATTGGTTGTTACAAATAAAGAGTTGCATTATGTTCATATGCAAGGCTGGTCCATGAGTTATGATCCTCAGTACAAGCCTGTTAACTGCGCGATTAAGACTGAATACTATTTTAAATTATTGGTATCTGATTCAAAACTGCAAGGGGAGGTAAAAGGTGTATATTCAAATTGGACTTATGATTTGAAAGACACTGTAAAACGTCTGAAGCGTATGTTGCGTTGCCGCAATATTAAAGTTAATTTCCAATTGGAGAAATAATGTCAACAACTTGCATTTCAAGTATTGCAGTTGGTGTACCACAAGAATGGCTTTCTGAAGATATTCAAGATAAGCTTGAAAAGATTGGAGGTAGAGTATTTAGTAATAATGCTAAATCTTCTTTCTTTGGTATTCCTTTTGTAGAAGTATCTGATAGTTATAAGGAACTAGACCTTGGAGGTGAAGCCTCAGGTAAGTTTACTTACGACCTTTGTATTCTTGTAGAGAAGTTTAAAAAGATTGCAGGGATTGAACCTAGTGTTGTAATTATTTGTGATCAATATTAAAGGAGAATAATATGGGATGGTGTTCGGGAACAAGGGTGTTTGACCCTGTAGCTAAGTGCATCCTAGAGGGTAAGCTAACTCGCAAGGAGAAGGTAAAACTCCTTGTTGAGTTAATCAACGCTTTAGAAGCTGCAGATTGGGATTGTCACTTTGATTCAGCTTATTCAAAAGAACCAATTGTTCTAACTGCTTTTAGAGAATTACACCCTAATTGGTTTGATTCTGAAGGTTATTTAGTATGACTAAATCGATCCCATACAAGCACCTTCTTTTAATGCCTGGGTCAAGAGCTTATGAATTATTTACTAGCAAAGACCCAGACGAAAGAGCTAAGTTAGATAAGCATTTAAAAGAAGTAGAGAATAATTATTTTAAGTTAGTGAAGGGGTGATATGTACGATAAGAAACAAAAGACATTTAATGTAGTTAATCCAAACCGCAAAGAAGAGACTGTAGCAGATGTAGAGAAATTCCCTTATAAGGCTTTCCCAGAGCGAGGAATCTCAAAGGAGACTTGTGAACGCTTTGGCGTTCGTGCTGGTCTTTCTGAAAAAGATGGTAAGACTATTGAAGCCTTCTACTTTCCTTCCTATAACCAGAAGGGTAAGATTGTAGGATACAAGAAACAAGATATTACGGTAGACAAGTCTCATGATTACCATTGGACTACAGTAGGATCTGTTAGTATTGGGAATAAACTTTTTGGTCAAAACACTGTAGAGGAAATGAATCGCAAGCGCGTAAACCTAATTTGCACAGAAGGTGAATGGGACGCATTAAGCGTTTATGAAGCTTGCGTAGATAGCGTTAAGGGAACTAAGTTTGAAGGAATGGAGCCTACTGTAGTTTCTATTCCAATGGGAACTAAGAATGCTGTTGAGGCTATCCTGCACAACGAAGCCTACGTAAAAAGCTACACTTCTGTGACCATTTTTTTCGACGACGATCATTGCACACCTGCTGAAACAAAGAAAGGAGTCATGAAGGGCCATGAGGCTCGTGAGGCTGTTGCTGGTGCTTTGGTTGATGCAAAGATCCCTTTGTTTACTATCAGCCCAGGTTATGAATTTAAGGATGCTAGTGATTACCTTCAAGCTGGTAAAAGTAAGGAACTTGCAAAGCTAGTTCAGTTTGAACGACGCCCTTACTCTGCTGAAAAGATTATCAAGGCAGGAGACATTAGCTTAGAAGAACTTCTGGCTCCTCAGAAGGCTGGTGTAATGGTAGAATGCTTTCCAAAGCTTATGAATGCTCTCGGTGGGCTGCGTGAGTCAGAGCTAAGTCTAGTACTCGCCCCTTCAAATGCAGGCAAAACAACTGTATGTAGTATCATTGGTAGTGCGATTTTAGAACAAAATAAGCTGGGCATGATCTACCTTGAGGAAGATAAACGGGAAACATTCCTTCGCCTATTGGCTAGTCGTTTGCAAGTTAATTTCCTAAAGTTCAAAGAAAATCCAGAATCTGTAGTATCTAAAGAAAAGATCGAAGAAGCTTATAAAGAGATTGTTGACGGAGGAAAGCTTGCTATCCTAGATCACTTCGGTAGTCTGCCTGTTAATGATCTGATGAATAAGGTAAAGCAGTTGCATTTAGTTGAAGGTTGCAACTTCATTATCCTAGATCATATTTCGATGGTTGTTAGTGGGATTGAGTCCGAGAATGAACGCAAGGATCTTGATATGGCTATGACAGCTTTAGCTAGTTTCTGCGCAGCCTATCCTTTGCATTGCATCGTCGTTAGTCACATTAACCGAACAAACGCAGGAGGATTCCTACCTCCTAAAGGTAAAGAAGGTGAACCATTTTGGGTTAATGTAACGAAGGAATCAGCGCGAGGCAGTTCAGCTTTGGAAGGCTGTAGCTGGAATATTATTGCAATTGAACCCGAGATTATGCCTGACTTTTCAAGAGGTCGTGTACGTTTGAAGGTATTAAAGACACGTTTTGGTCGTCATCTTGGTATCACAGATGTGTTCAAATTGGATCAAGAAACTTGGCAACCTGTCTTGGAGAATGACTCTAGCTATTGACTTATGTGCTCTTCTGTACTAACATCTACAACTTGACTTAACGGAGAAGATTTTAGAATGAAAAAAGTTATTGACATTGAAGCAGCAAACCTTTTGCAAAATGCACTAAGCTATTTGCAACTTCCATTTAAACTGAAGGATACCTTTGCTGTATGGTGTATTGTTGTTACGGATGTCAATACTGGTTATTCAACTTCATTAACACCTTCTGACTTGTCTAAGGGGGCTTTGAAAGGAGCCTTAAAAGATTGCACAGAGTTGATTGGACACAATATTGTAGGCTATGACTTGCCTGTTCTGATGCTGGCAGGTTATCTTGATTATACAATCGGATACCCAGGACAAGTGTCTACAGTTTTTGGACAAGAAACAGTTATTACCGATACCCTACTTTGGTCTAAGCTTTTGAATCCTGATCGTTTTGGGGGACATGGTTTGGAAGCTTGGGGTAAGCGTCTGGGAGAGTTTAAGACTGATTATAATGATTGGTCTAAATTCTCCGAGGAAATGCTTAAGTATTGTATTCAAGACACGAAGGTTAACGTAAAAGTCCATCTTGCTTTGCTACAAGAAAAAGGCGACTGGGATTGGTCTAAAGCCTATAGTGCAGAATTGAAGCTTGCTGACCTTACGCTTCGGCAGGAGTTATTTGGATTCAAGTTTGATACTAAGCTTGCAGAACAGAATCTTGAAAAGCTTGATAAAATGATGCAAAATATTGCAGAAGTTGTTAACCCAATCTTGCCACCGCGTCCTTTAACAAAAGGTGAACTAAAGGATTACATTCTCCCTGTCCGTAGGTTTAAGAAGGATGGTACACCTTCATCTTATCTTTTAAAGTTTATGGAGAAGCACTCTTGCAGCCTTGATTTGGAATCTCGTACTTTTAATTACGATGGTAGGACTTTTGATGTAATGACAGAAGAGCCCATTAAAACATCAGACGTAGCAACTGTAGAAGATATTGACACAGTAAAGGCTTACCTGTTAAGTTTGAATTGGCATCCCTCTGAGGTTAAAGAACGTGACCTTGTAAAGAACACAGACAAGACTACCAAGAATAAACAAGAGATTATTGAAACAATTGAACGGTATGTAGAGCAGACTCGTAACTCCCCTTTTAAGGATCTGCGTTGTGATGCTTTAGAGACTTCACTTGAACAATTAGAACGACTTTTGAAAGATAAGATTGACGGTACAAAACCTATCTGGGTCCCAACTACGCCTAAACTAACTGTAGGTGTTGAAAAGGAAATCTGCCCTAATCTTGTATCTTTAGGAAAGAAGGCGGAGTTCGTAGAGAAAGTTGTAAAGTACTATACTTATCGGCATCGTCGTAATTCTATTGCAGGAGGTAAACTTGATGAAGACGGAGAACCAGTCACAGGCTTCCTAGCTAACGTAAGAGAAGACGGGAGAATTGCAACACCAGCAGATACACTAGGCGCAAACACAGGCCGTTATCGTCATAAGATCGTTTGCAATATCCCTAGAGTTACTTCTTTATTTGGTGAAGAAATGCGTGGGATGTTTGGATGTGGTGAAGGATTGTTTCAGCTAGGATATGACTTTGCTTCTCTGGAAGCTCGGATCATGGGGCACTATGTTCTACCATATAAAGATGGTGAAGCCTTGGCAGAAGCTTTGGTAGCAGAGAAGCCTAATGATATTCATAGCTTAAATGCCAAGAAGCTTGGTATTGATCGTAGTGCAGCCAAATCATTTTCATACGCAGCCATTTATGGTGCCCAGCCAAAGAAGCTTGCAAAGATGCTCGGTATCTCTCAAACAGAGGCAAAGAAGCTTTTTAATGACTATTGGGATGCTGTACCTGCTTTGAAACAGTTGAAAGAGAAAGTTGAGAAGTATTGGACAGATAATGGTAAGACATTTATCGTAGGTTTGGATGGTCGAAAGCTGATGTCAAGAAGTAAGCACAGCTTGATTAACGTGTTGTTTCAATCAGGCGGAGCTATTGCCGCTAAGTGGAGTGCAATCCGTAAAGCACAGTGGCTCGAAGAGAATAACTTGCTTGGAGATCCTTTTAAGCATTCAAAGGAAGAACAAAAAGTATGGTGGATGATTCACATGCAC